CTATTGAACCAATCTCGATGTCCGTCATTGCGCAAACCCCGTTCGATGCGCGGCGCAAAGCGCGCTCGCTCTATTGGCGCGGCTGGGGTGTCAGCCAGATCGCCGATGAACTTGGGCTAAAGCGCACAACGGTCGAATCCTGGAAATGCCGCGACAAGTGGGAGGACGCTCCCAGCATTGCCAAGCTGGAAGACAGCATCGAAGTGCGCTTCATGGTCCTTGTCGCGAAGGAGCAAAAGACCGGCGCAGACTTTAAGGAAATCGACCTGCTTGGTCGCCAGATTGCGACCTTGGCCCGCGTTCGCCGGTATGAGGCGCCGGGCGGCCATGAGGGCGACCTCAACGAAAAGGTCGAGAACCGAAACAAGGGGCCGCGCAAAAAGCCGAAGCGCAACTATTTCACCGAAGAGCAAGCGGCCAAGCTTCGCGAGATATTCGACAGCCAGCTCTTTGGCTACCAGAAGATTTGGTCAGCCGCGGGCGATCAGCGCACCCGCATGATCCTGAAGTCGCGCCAGATCGGGGCGACCTATTACTTTGCGTTTGAAGCGTTGATCGATGCGGTCGAGACCGGCCGCAACCAGATTTTCCTATCGGCGTCGCGCGCCCAGGCGCTGCAATTTCGCAACTACATCGTCGCCTTCGCCAAATTGGTCGGTGTCGATCTCTCCGGCGATCCGATGCTGATCAATTCGGAAATCGTCGGCGCCGATCAGCCCGCCGCGGAACTTCATTTCCTTGGCACAAACTACCGGACAGCCCAGGGGCGGCATGGCAATTTCTACTTTGACGAATTCTTCTGGGTGCATGGCTTTGAGGAACTAAACAAAGTCGCCTCCGGCATGGCGATGCACAAGAAATGGCGCAAGACCTATTTCTCGACGCCGTCAACGGTCGCCCATGCCGCCTATCCCTATTGGACCGGCGAGCGCCGCAACCGCAAACGCAAAAAAGCCGATCGCGTCGAAATCGATGTGACCCACGCGGCCCTTGCCGAAGGCCGTCTCTGCGAGGACCGCGTTTGGCGCCATATCGTGACGATCGAGGACGCTGAGCGGGGCGGTTGCGACCTGTTCGATCTTGAGGAGTTGCGCGACGAATACGCGCCCGATGAATTTGCCAACCTGTTGATGTGCGAGTTCGTTGACGACAGCCTGTCAGCCTTTAAGTTCAACGATCTGGTGGCCTGCGGGGTCGACAGTCTGGTCGAGTGGCGCGACTTCAATCCGGTGGCGCAGCGTCCCTTTGGCACCAAGCCGGTTTGGGCCGGCTATGATCCGCAAGACAGCGCCGATGGCGACAACGCGGCGCTTGTTATCGCTGCGCCGCCAGCGGAGCAGGGCGGTTCATTCCGTCTGCTTGAGCGCCACCAATTACGCGGCATGGATTTTGAGCAGCAAGCCGAATTCATCCGGGCGGTGCTGTCGAAGTACAACTGCGTTTACCTCGGCATTGATGCGACCGGCATCGGCTCGGCGGTCTATCAGCTTGTCGCCAAATGGATGCCGCGCGTGACGCGCATCGACTATTCCATTGAAGTCAAGGCGACCATGGTGATGAAGGCGCAGAACGTCGTTTCGCGCGGCCGCATCACGTTTGACGCCAGTTGGACCGATGTCATCGGCAGCTTTTTGGCGATCAAGAAGACACTCACGGCGAGTGGCCGGTCCATCACCTTCAAGGCCGGGCGCGGCTCGGTCACCAGTCATGCCGATCTGGCGTGGGCGACGATGCACATCCTTCTAAACGAACCGCTTGACGGTAAGGCAAGGCCGGTCGGCAGCATGGAGATTATCTGAAATGACGAAGCCAAAGCGCAAAGCCGCAGTGCAGGCGGCTGCGCCGCAAAAGACGCAAGTGTTTTCCTTCGGTGATCCCGAACCGGTGTTGAACCGGCGCGTGCTGCTGGACCACCTAGAATGCCGCGACAATGGCCGGTGGTATTATCCGCCGCTGTCGCTTGAAGGTCTGGCAAGGGCATTTTATGCGTCGCCCCACCACGCGAGCGCCATCCAGCTCAAGCGCAATTTGATCGTGGGCGCATTCAAGGCAACGAAGTACCTCGACCGCGTGAGCTTCAAGGCGTTGGTCCAGGACTATCTTGTCTTCGGCAACTGCTACGTTGAGAGCATAGAGAACATGCTCGGCAAACCGCTGCGGCTTGAACATCTGCTCGCCAAATATACCCGGCGCGGTATCAAGCCCGGCGAATGGTGGCTGGAAAAGAGCACCTATGACGTGGACCAGCTCCGAACCGGTTCGGTGTTTCAGTTGCGCCAGCCGGACGTGAACCAAGAAATCTACGGCTTGCCGGAATACCTCGCGGCATTGAACGCCTCACTCCTCAATGAGGCGGCGACGCTGTTCCGCCGCAAATACTACGAGAACGGATCGCATGCGGGGTTTATTCTTTATGCCACCGGCGAGTTCGCCGAAGGTGATATCGAAGCGGTCAAGGACGCCTTACGCAAATCCAAGGGGCCGGGCAATTTCCGTAATCTGGTCATCCATGCTCCGAACGGGAAGGTAGACGGGATTAAGCTTTTGCCGGTCGCCGAAGTGGCTGCAAAGGACGAGTTTCTGGGGATCAAGAACACAACCCGAGATGACATTCTCGCGGCGCATCGGGTGCCCCCGCAGCTTCTTGGCATCGTCCCCACCAATGCGGGTGGCTTCGGCAAGGTGTCGGAGGCCGCTCCGATCTTCTTTGAAATGGAGATTGAACCGATTATGCGCGAGTTCGACGCCCTGAACGAATGGTTGGGCGTTGATGCCGTAGCCTGGGAACCGCGGCCGCCCGTCTAGTCGGGGTTCGGTGTCGCGTATTCAAAACACCGGCGCATCGGAGACCACAACGTCTTTGATTTCAGACCACGGGATTGTGACTGTCGGCGCGAACGCATAACCAGGCCTGCTTCTTGGCACCAATGGTGGCTCAAATTTGCAGCCCAGCAGACTTTGCCTATCCATTCTAGCCGGTTCCACTATACCAAAATCAATTAAAACGGGAGGTTAGGTCGTGGCTCGCCTTATGCAGGCCAAATTGCAAGCTTCTTGGGGAAGTTTGTTATGCAAATCACTAGCGCCGCTCCTTACATTTCGCCCTTTCTGTTACGATCCACGTCCTCCACCGCGAACGCAGCGGGTGCGGGGATATCAACCCTTTCCGCAGTGCCATCGACCGACAGTAACAAGCAGCAGGTAATCGCTTTCGAACGGCAATCCGGGATACGTGGGCTGGAAAACATCGGCGGCTTCAATTTTGGAAGTTTGTTGGCACCGCAATCCCGCGCCGAATTGCTCAAGGCGTCTGAAGACCCGACACATGCGCTCACTGGGCCAGAATGGCTCGCGCGCACCTTCGAAAATCCGCTGACGGCCAACAGCGACTGGACCCACAAAGCCGCCGCATCGAGCTGTACTCTGACTGACAATGACATCACCTTCCTCAAAAAGGTCTCGGGACTCAATTTGGTGGTTTCGCAGGACGGAGGAACGACCTGGCTGGACGATCAGGGCAACTATCCCAATCGGTCTGAGGCTGAAATGAAAGAGCTTAATCATCTGGAAGGCCAGATGGAGTGCGACCGGCAATGCGGCGCGCTCAAAGGCGATGTCACCAAAGATTATATTGAGAAACTCTTCGCTCGCTGCGGGCAAGCTGGCGTTCCGTTCAGCAAGGATTTTGAGGACAAGGTTTTGTCGCTGTTTGCAGAATCTAATTCCAAAAAAGAAGCTTAGGCCCACCCCGCCGTCGAGCTTCGTGGTGCCTTGACGCAGATTTTACTGAGGCCGTCGCCACACGGGGGGAAAATGCAAGAAATGCCTGCCACATAAGCCTTTTCCGCATGGTGCGAAATTCTTGAATTTCGGACCACATGCGGGAAGGGGCGGAGGATTGGGTATAGGGTCTCTCTAAAGCAGTTGCGCGTGTCGGCGCACATAATCCAGGTCGGCTTCGTTTTTCCAGACCAGCCAGCCGGTCGTGGCGTGCGTGGTATCGGCGCCGCCACCCATGCCTTCGCCATCGTTATACATCTCGTCCGTCGTAGGCATAAGCGGG